CAAGGCCAGGGCCTCCGAAGAGTGGATTAAAGAATGAAGAGTTGCCTGGAATGTATGCACCAGCGTTAGAAAGCTGATTGCCCATACCAAAGCCAGACATCATACCACCAATAGTTGCAGCACCAGGTGACACTGGGTTCATCTGATAGTTACCCTGGACGTTGTTACCAGTCAGGAAGCCCTGGTAATCTTTACCCAGGTTGTAACCGTAGTTGTTCAGGTAATCGAATTGCTCACGATCTGCATTCAATTGTGCCTGGTCGTAACCTTGCTGATTAGACCCAGCGCCCAGCGCAGCGTTGCCACCAGCTGTTGCTAAATTGGTACCTGTAGTAAACGCATTACCGAGCGTGTTGTTAGCCGCATTAGCACCACTTAGGGCATTCATCGATTGATTGAACTGTGTGTTGCTTTGGTTCAAGGATGCATCACGTAGGCTGTTGAAGACATCAGAACTGACGTCTGCCAAGCGATCATCGTATGCACGATTAGCAATTGCATCAGCAACACCAGCACGACTGGAGTTCATGTTGCCTGATCCAGATGCTGCCTTGTTGATGCCTGGGATTGTCTGCTCAGTTAACTGGCGTGTACTGTCGCGCATCATTGCCTGGACAATTGGATTCATGTTGTCCATCGCGTAGTCTGTCGCTTGTGACATCATGTCTGGTCGATTGACCATACCTGAGTATTGACCAAAGAGGGTGTTAGCGTTGTTAGCAAAACCACCAGCCTGGTTCATCAGGTTCTGACCAGTGCCCATGTTTGCAGTGCCCATGTTATACAGAGCAGTGTTGGCTGCGGTCTGCATGTCGTTTGGACCAGCGTAGAAGCTACCTTGGTATGGACCAGTCTCCAACATGTTCTTGTAGGTGTCACTGACACTCTGCATGTTGTCCTTAATGAAAGGCATTGCTGCGTTGATGTACTGGTTGTTCTGCTCGTTCATGCGCTCTTGAGCGGCACGGTCAGCTTTTGCACCTTTGTTGGCAAGTAAACCGCCAGCGAGAGCACCTAATAGTTGCCAACCCATAGTAGGCTCCAATCGTATTTATTATCGTTTGTTAATTAAACCTGGACCCAAGATGATCCGTTGTAGACAACCAAACCCTGGTAGTTGTTTCCTAGTGGGTTCCAGGGGGACACGGCGTAGCGCACCATGCCCTTCTTTGGTTTGTCTGGGGGATTGTCGGTGACCTGGATGGTACCTTCGATCACACTCTTGACGGCATTCTCGATAGCCTGGAGTTCCTGTGCTAGGTAGACAATCAGACTGGCCTCTAGGGAAGGCACAGGGCGCCGTGTGTAGGTGTTGAGTGTTACGTCGGTTACTTCATTCGTCGCCATGATTAACGTCTCCCAGTTGCTATGACATCAAAGTCAAAACCTGAGACCGTGAAGTCCTTGATATCCGACGTCTCGATCTTGTAGCTGAGGTATCGACCAGCGGATCTGGAGTCGATCTTGTACTCCGTGTCACTATTGAAGCTGTAAGTTAGATCATAGGTAGGGACATCAGTTGCAAGGTTGGCTGCACCCATAGCAACATCAAATGTCTTATCTGATGCAACTGTAGAGAACTGAGGTACCATCTTTCTGATGTTCTTGTAGCCTGTCAGAGGTATCTGGATCTCGTCTAGGTCAATACCTATGCGCTCTAATTTAATACCTTTAGTGGCTGTGGTGTTTAACTCACTGGTTAACGCAGAGTTCTCGTCAATACCATCAAGACCATATATCGTGTGGGCTGACAAACCATCACTGGAGGACAGTTGTCCTAACATCAGTATGTGCCTATCAAAACCAGCGTCCTGTGATGCGTAGGTACCACCAGCGGTGTCGTAGGTAAGAACTGTTGAGTCATAGGTTGCTACTGTCGATACGTTGGCACTTGAACCAGCGTAGACGTTGGGTAGGTCCATGAAGGACCAGGTGTTGCTTCTGTAGTTGTAGACAGCTGCTCGGTTACACCCAGACCCATTGGTAAACTCAGACATGTCGTCACTACTCTTGTAGCAGAAGTAGATTTCTTCACGTGCCTGGTCGAACTGCACGAAGCACTTGTTGTATGCACTGGTATCAATACCTGAGTATATGTAGTCTTTCACACGTCCATCAACGATAGACTGTATGGAGACACTATCAGTCACGTAGATATCATCTTGGTCAAACACGTAGTGCTTACCCTCGACTTCTACGATGCAGTTCTGGTTGATGACACCAGCATCATTGAAGAGCTTACGGAAGTTGAAAATAAAGGTACCACCAACGAACTCCATGAGCCAAACCTGGTCACTAGAGTAGATCAGGAAGTTGGAACCGAGGGTCTGACCATCGATGATTGGGGTGTTCATCTGTGCTAGGTCGTTGAACCCAGCGCTCTTGGTGACATCTGTCTCGTCCCAAGTAGAGGGCGCATTGTTAGCTAGTGCAATATCTGAAAACCTAACTCGGGTTGGGAACGCACTGCCCCCTTCGTCCGTGTTCATGGCAATCAAGAAGTCACCAAAGGATCTGAGGGATTTACAGGTGTAACCTGAGGGCCAGTTGATCAGGGGTGCATAGTTGCTTAATGCAGGGGTCTTGTAGAGAGGCGCGATGTCCTCTCGGTTTAGGTACTGGACGTTTGCTAGGGACGTCGCGGTGATCTGGGCGGGACTGGTACTGGCTGAACTGTTGTAATCTAGGGTGATACTACCGTTACTGAAGTTGTAGACATCAAAGTCATCGGAAACCACGGTCACTGTGTCATAACCACTGGCATTATAGACACCGTGGATGAACACTGGGGTGAACCCCGTGACTGTGGAGACATCACGGAACCCTGGGGATCTGCGGATGTTGCCTTGGTCAAACCTGACATTCTTAGCGCGGGTGAACGCATTGATCGGCAGGTTAAAGGGGTCGACATCAGTGATTACGCCTACGGAACCTAGGTCGCGGATCGGTAGGTTTGTCATGGACTGGTGTCCTTATATACTTATAGACAAGCTGGTGGTGTAGGCCACGAGATTGTGTGTGGAAACCCTTGTTGCTGGGGGACATCAAGTAACGCTAGTCGGTAGGCTGAGACGTCAGCTTGCTCTTGTGCACTTAGGTCGGCCCAGCGCAGTGGGTTACTGACGACAGGGTCTACCTCGTTGGTTAGCTTTGAGTCACGCTGGACTCTAACCATTGCAGCGGTTCGTGCATCGTGGTCTGCCTGAGAGAATGGCGCAAAGTCTGAACCTATGAGAGACAACAGTTCTGTGTTGTCGATAGTCATATCAGTGTCTGAGGGGTCTAAAGTGTAAGGTATCCAACCGTAAGACGGATGGTTAATCTCTACGTTAAACTGAGTGTTCTCAGCGTTCAGTGAACTAGCGTTCCGATACTGTGTGATTTCTATAGTACTCATCTTTGTCTCCTAAGACACACGGACAAAAAGCGAAGCTCGGTTGACGTAGTGTGCCATTAGACGCCATGTGCCTACGCTAGGGCTAGTGCCTACATTGTTAGTTCCTGATCCGTCAGAATACGTAAGTTGGCTCCCACTCACTGTGCCGCCTGGGATTGGGCTTGGAACAACACTTGAAAGAGCAAAGGTGTAGGTACCGACAGCGGCAGCATTTGTTGACTGTGCGGCTGGTAGGGATGCTGCCGTAATGTAGCCAGCACCGTTGGTTAGCTGGTTGTTGTTTGTGATTGCCTGAGGGAAACCTGAGATGCTGATGCTGCTTAGGCCGTCTCTCGTTAGCGTAAGGGTGGTGCCACTGAAGGATCCACCGTTCACATAGTTGTTCGTGTCGGTGGCACCAGCAGGTAACGCTATGAAGCTGAAGTTACCTGAGCCGTCTGTAGACAACACCTGACCATTGGAGCCATCAGTGATGCCTAGGTCCGTGAGGGTACTAGGGATGGCTGTGGTGTTGTTTAGGTTGGCGACTGATGCAGTCACTGGTCCGTCTAGGTTCGGGAAGGTCGCCTTGATGGCGCTCTTGATTAGACGGATGTGGTCATCAGCCTGACCTAGGCCATCGGTAGACGCAGGGTTACTTGCGTTCAAGCTATCGATATAGGTTCCTGACTCTAGGGCCATGACGGGGACTCCTGGGGGGTTCTAAGGCCCCTCTTTTGTGGGGCGGGGGTTCTGCTTCAAGAGGTCTGACAACAACAACAACAAGCACAACCTTTAACGGACTTTTGAAAACGATTGATTGATTGGACCACTGGGGGTCAGAAAGTCTGACTATGGTACCAGAATCCTGGAGGATCTGAGGTCGACCAAGGTCAAGCCATTGATTTCATTGAATATCATTGGTCATCGGATACACTATCCGTTGACGTTTGATGGCTGAGGTTCAGGACATTAGCGACATTCAGGCGATCCTTGTCTGGATGGGCCTTGTTTCTTTTAAGTACAAATCGGGACCTATAGTCACACTGGTGTTAGACCTGAGTATTGACCCCAGTCCAACGCTTGCATCCTAAGCACCAAGACGACTAAGGATGACAACCAGACACATAGGATGACATTAGTCACCTCAGGTTCTCGCTGTAGTAGTCATACAGATCCTGGAGAGCTGATGTACTGCTTGAGTGATCATGAGTGTCCTGAGCTTTGGTCTTTGGTTCTGACACTGGTTCCTCGCTGGCGTTAGCCATGCTATCGGTCAGCTGTGGTGGACTATAGCTGATGTCATTGATTGACATACTCCATGCCCAATCACTTCCAGCCTGACCCAAGCCAGACATCAGTCTCTGTGTCACTGTAAGCATGTCTCATGTTCTCTCTCATAAGGTACATCACAGGTACCGATCCTGTGTTTTCTTGGGCTGGGAGTAGGCCACTATTTGACACTCTGGTTCGGTTACCTGTGATGTAAGGGACTGACAGGACGTCGGGAGTTACGCTGTCAGTCTATAGTTCTAAGGATGTCAGCACAGGTCCCTTCCTTCGTATGGGGGTCCCTTAGTACCAACTTATGTATGTTCACTTAATGTTCTTATAAAACATAGGTATTTAAGGCAACGGATACACATATGTGCATAATTATGTGGACATTGTGTTGTCTATGATTAACTGTTGCGACGTATCGTGCAAGATACATGGGAACCAGGAGTGCTGACCATACTTACCTAATTGGTCACCCCTGGTTTCTTTACGTCTGCGGTAATTTGATTGGTAAACGACTGAGCACACGCTCACCTAAGGTAATAGCATACTCTTTCCACAACTGTGGTAGCATTGGTTCACCCTTCAGCCACCTATAGTTTCTCTCGTCCCTCTTCACTGAGATCCAGCCAGCATCTTCACTTTGGTTGATCAACACGTTGAGTGTTGGTCGGCTAACCTGTAGTTCAGATCTAGTGACACCAGCGCAGACATGCTCATCGTCCATTGCTGCTCTCGTCATCAATGACACAAACATACGGCGTTGCTGTGTTGACATCGCCCAAGCGATAAACCTTGCTTCATCAGTTCCAAGCTCATAGTGAAGTAGTGGTTGTGGTCTGAGCCTTTCAATTTCGAAGTCAAGGAGATTACTGACAAATGCAATATTGTGTGTGCTCAATGGCATATCACTGTCCCCCCCATGTAGTTATCTTCATATTCTAATATGGATATACATCCTAAGGGGTCTCAGGGTGAGATCAACAGATAAATTAGTCATCGGACACACAAATCGCGTTAGTTAACTTTACTATTCACACTGCTTCTTACCTGTCAGTGGGTCATAGTAACATGCGCCACCGACCTCAGATGCATCATCCTCAGTCACCACCTGTGACACCTCAGGTGCGTCTTCGGTGGCTACGTCTTCTGATGATGCAGCGTTCAGGATACCGTAGCGCTTACCAGAGGCTCGGAACGTCGTGCACCCTGATGCACCACCGTCGTATGCATCCATGTAGACCTTCTTGAAGTCTTCCCAGGATACATCGTCACCGACGTTGCATGTCTTACTACAGGCGCTGTCGACATACTGTGATGCCACGTTGAGTACCTTCACATGGTCGAACACTGACAGTTCGTTAGCTGTCTTGCCTTTGATGCCCCACTCGCGGAACGCATAGTCTTCCACACGCTCTTCACGTGGACCGTCAAAGGTCTGGATCGTGCGATCATAGAAGTGACTGAACACTGGCTCGATGCCTGATGACACATTGTCAGCTGATAGACTGATGGTCCCAGTGGGCGCCACTGACAGTAGGTGCGAGTTGCGGATCCCATGTGTCTGTATGCTGTCACGGATGTCCTCAGGCAGTGAACGAGCAAACGCACTGTCGAGCATCAGTGGGTCAAACAGTGGGAACGGTCCTTTCTCAATAGCCAAGTCAATGGATGCACGGTACGCACCATCACGTATGATCTGCATGATTGTCTTGAAGACGTGTAGGAACCCTGGTGATCCATAGTCATGACCCATGCCCTCAATGGCATTGGCAACACCGGTGACACCAAGGCCCATCCTACGCTTGCTCTGTGCCTCTAACTGTTGTGCTGGCAGTGGATACACAGCGCGGTCAACTACGTTGTCCATAGCCCTCACAACGTGTCTGATGTCATCATTCAGCTGCACGTAGTCGAAGGATGCTGGTTCTCCGCTGTGGACACCATTGTGACTGACGTACTTCACCAGGTTAAATGATCCTAAGAGACATGCGCCGTTCGGTGGTAGCGGCTGCTCACCACATGGGTTGGTCGCTGCGATCTTCTCACAGTACCACAGGTTGTTCTTCTTATTGATACGATCGATGAACAAG